TATTTAGAGCTCACAACATGACTAACGAACAAAAAGTTAAAGTGATTGAAACTTTAGATAGAACAAACTCAGTTAGAGAAGTTAAATTGGTGTATTCTACATTAGCAGAAAACTTCAAATACTCTTCTAACAAATCTACTAAAAAATCTATTTCTGAAGGAATCGCTAGCAAAGTAACAAAATCTACTAAGCCAGCACAAGCTAAGCAAGTAATTGCTGAGAACACAGATTTCTCTGACAGATTTAAGAAATTAGCAGGTATTATTAAATAAAAATATTAAAAAAACAAACAATGGACATTAAAAAATTAATGACTGGCGCTAACCCTCAAAGCGTAATGCTTGAACAAACTAGAGGTTTGAAAAGCAAATGGGAAAAAACAGGATTACTTGAAGGAGTAGGTTCTGAAACAACTAAGCATGGTATGGCAGTAATGTTAGAAAACCAAGCAAAACAATTATTAGATGAGGCTACAAGAACAGGTACATCTTCAGGTTCTGAAGAGTGGGCAGGTGTTGCGTTACCTTTAGTAAGAAGAATCTTTGGTTCTATCGCTTCTAAAGAGTTCGTTTCAGTTCAACCAATGAACTTACCTTCAGGTCTTATCTTTTACATGGACTTCAAATATGGTACTAACACAACTTTAGGTAGACCAGCACAAGGAACTTCATTGTTCGGTGCAACGGGTTCTTTCGGTAAAGATTCTTTATCTCCTGATGGTGGTAAATTGGGTTCTACTCAAGCTACTGAAGGTGGTTTATATGGTGCAGGAAGATTCGGATACACAATCAACGATACTACTGCTGCAGTTACTGCAACTGTAGCTTCTGCATCAGCAGCTGATGTTAGATTTGATGCAGCATTATCTGCTTCTATTGCAGTTGCAAATCATAGAATTTTCAAAGTAACTGTTGGTTTACCAGCAGGTGCTGATTACAATGGTATTAGAGCATTCAAAATTTCGGGTTCTGCAACAACTGCATTATACCCAGAATACACTACACTTTCTGAAGGTTCTGCATCTTTCATCATTTCTGGTTCAGTTGCAGCGGATGCTAATTTAGCAACTCAGGTATTAACTTACCACGTTCAACCAACCGATATCTCTAGAGGTGACTTTGAAGATAGAAGTAATGATTATAATAGCCCTACGGCTTTAGCAATCCCAGAAATCGAATTAGAATTGAAATCTGAGCCGATTGTAGCTAAGACAAGAAAATTAAAAGCAATTTGGACTCCTGAATTAGCTCAAGATTTAAACGCTTACCATAGTGTAGACGCTGAAGCTGAGTTAACTCAAATGTTGTCTGAATACATCTCTTTAGAAATTGACTTAGAAATCTTAGAAATGTTACAACAAAACGCTTTCACAACTGATTTTTGGTCTGCAAGAGTTGGATATGATTACAATAGCGCAACTGGTACATTCCAAGTTGATGCAAGTGCAGCTGCTGCTTCTGCTTACACAAAGAGCACTTGGTATCAAACTTTAGGTATTAAATTACAAAAAGTTTCTAACAAGATTCACCAATTGACTATGAGAGGTGGAGCAAACTTCTTAGTTGTTTCTCCAAACGTAGCAACTATTTTAGAATCAATGAATGGTTTCTCTGCAAATCCTGGTAAGGATGCGTTAACTTTCGCAGCAGGTGTTACTAACATCGGTTCTATCTCTAACAGATATGACGTTTACAAAAACCCATACATGACAGAGAACGTTATCTTAATGGGCTTCAAAGGTTCTAACTTCTTCGAAACAGGAGCAGTTTACGCACCTTATGTTCCATTGATTATGACTCCATTAGTTTATGACCCAACTAACTTCACTCCAAGAAGAGGTGTTATGACTAGATACGCTAAGAAAATCGTAAGACCTGAGTTCTACGGTAAAGTTATCGTTGAAGGTTTGAACACTTTATAATCTTTGAGTAGATTAGATAAGTAATAGACTTACAATAAAGAAAAGGGGAGAGTAGAAATACTTTCCCCTTTTTTATTTATATAATTCATATTTATAGTAGTAAAACTATAACTTTTTTAATATGTCTGAAAATTTAAAATGGCCTGGAAGTTCTTCATTTGTAACAGGCTCAACACCCTTTGGAATATACGATACGGATACATCATTTCAAACTGATGCACCAAAAACTGCCGATTGGTGTGCTAAAAGATTAGGTTACCCAATTATAGATGTGGAATTAACATCGGGTTCCTTTTTTGCATGTTTTGAAGAAGCAACTTCGGAATATGGTGCACAAGTAAATCAATTTAACATTAGAAATAATTTAGATATTTTAAAAGGAGCATCAACTGGTTCAAACTATTCTCAAAAATTAGTAGATGGTTCTTCGGTTCCAACAATTTTTAGAATGGCACAATCATACGGAACATTATCAGGAGTAGGTGGAAATGTAGATATTAAAAAAGCTTACATAGACATAACTCCGGGTGTACAAAAATATGATTTAACAACTCTATCATATGACGCAGCTACATCACAATCATTAAGTTCATCCGTACAAAGAGATGTTGTTAAGGTATTTTATGAAGCAACACCCGCAATAGCTCGTTTCTTTGACCCATATTCAGTAGGTGCACAAGGTACGCTAAACTTAATTAGTGAGTTGGGATTTGGTAATTATTCACCTGCAGCACAATTCTTAATGATGCCTTTATATGAGGATGTGTTAAGAATGCAACAAATTGAATTTAACGACCACATTCGTAAATCAGCATTTAGTTTTAATATTGTAAATAATAAATTAGAAATATTTCCAGTACCAAACGATGGAACTCGTGCTAGAATATACTATGAATATTTTGAAAGAGATACTTTTGAAAATAATTCATCAATAGTACAAGATGGTGTTGTTGCTGATTATTCAAATATTAGATATGATTTTATTCCGTATATAAAAATAAATGAGGTAGGTAAACAATGGATTAGAAAATATACTCTTGCATTAGCAAAAGAATTATTAGGTGCAATTAGAGAAAAATATAGTTCAATACCTATACCGGATGGTGAAGTAAGTTTAGATGGTGCAGCATTAAGAGCAGAAGCACAAGTTGAAAAAGATGAATTGGTAAAACAATTAAGAGAAAATTTAGAAGAGTTAGGTAGAAAAAATCAATTTGAAATAAGAAAAAATGAAGCAGACTACCATCAAGATATGTTAAGAAAAGTTCCATTAAAATTATATGTAGGATAATATGCCAAAATTTTTACAAGCTAGAGACATTGCATTTTTTAAATCTATTTCAAGAGAATTGGTAGATACGGTAATACAGGTTGCGGTTGTTTTGTATAAAATAAACATATATGAAACAAAAGTAAACATATATGGAGAAGCTTTAAATAAAACATGGCACCAGGGTGTTGAAATATATGCATTAGCAGATAAAGAGCCTGAAAATATTCAGTATGAAGGATTTGGTCCTGACAATTCACAAATGATAACATTTAAATTTGATAAAGATACTTGCCAAGAAAAAAATATTTACCCAGAAATAGGTGATGTTATTTATTTTGATAATTCTTATTATGAAATTGATAATACAAATGAAATACAATTTATTGGAGGACAGCCTGATAATAATTATAGTATTGTTGCAACAACATTTATGGTATCTAAATCTACATTAAACATAGAAGAAAGAGTAAATTAATATTATGGCAGAAAATCCATTAAAAAAAGACTTAAATAGAGCAAATCAAATAAAATCAGAAAAAGGAAACATTAAAAAAAGTGTTACTCTTTTTGATATTGATTATGCTATGATGTCTTATTTAGAAGATGTTGCATTACCTACATTAGAAGATGGTAATGGCCAGACTTTGAAAATACCTGTTATATATGGTAATTCGGAAAGATGGAAAGGTGCAAGAAGAGATGGTGTTTATAGAGATATAAAAGGTAAAATACAATTACCAATTATGATGCTTCGCAGAACATCAATTGCAAAAAATGATTCAATGCCTATGTTTAATAGACATGTTTCATATAGAGCATATTCAAAATATAATAAAAATAATAGATACGATAAATTTTCAATATTAGGAAATCAAAAACCATCGTATGAAGTTTATAACGTAACAATGCCAGATTATATAGAAGTTACTTATGAATGTATGGCTTGGACAAATTATATAGAACATTTAAATACTGTAATTGAATCCTTATCATTCGCATCGGATGAATATTGGG